CCCCAAATGTCTTGCACGAAAGCCCTCAAATGTCTGGTTTGGACCCGCGCCAAACTGCCGAATAAATTCGTGCCAAACTCCCTAAATCGTCAATTTTCCCATAATTTGACGATAGCGCAATTGTATGGCTTAACTTGCAATAAGGCGTGCTATTCTGGATTCTTATTTCAAGTTAAGCACTGAACATGCGGTTAATCCTAATTCCTGGTTCAAATTGTGCAAAATCTGCACAAGTTCATTATGTGTACGAAACGGCAAAGTTTACCCATTATGAGCCTGTAATATGCACAAAATGCGAAAATGGGTACATAAGAAAAACCCCCACCTTGCGAGTGAGGGTTTAGAGCCTGGTACTTACCGCCTCGCTGTACATCGAGACTCGCGGCAAGCAGAGCAGTGACTAAAGCCGTGATCGTGTTTTCGGTGAATTATACCAGCCCACCGAGAGGCGTGTTGTTAGTCCATTGTCTTAGAATACCTATGGCGTTTTGCCATGAGCTTTCGCCTCACCAATTGTAGCGAATCTCCAATGGAGCTGTCACGAATTGAACGTGAGTCCCCTTCCTGCTGGAGCGTAGCAGTCAGGGCGCACCTGTCAGCCCCGTGATTAATTATCCGCTACCATCACAGCGGACTTTTCACCGCCCTAAATCCGCTTACGCTCATGCGATCACTGGCAAACGGCAAGTCAAATATCTTACTGAGTAACGCATACTTATCCTTCAATTGATTAATTCGTAACTGCTCTACCCTTCGAGAAACATCATCGCCGGACGCCTTGAAAATCATTGCTCGATCCTTACTTTGCCTTACTGAGGTCTCAATTCTCCTCTGTAACTGGGTCGCCTCATAACGGGTGTATTTCTTGCCCTCAAATTCGATTTTCTCAGTCGATTGGTTGATCATCGCTTGCCGTTCATCCTCAGTATAAGCGGGGGCGCTTGTACCCAGCAGAATCGGGTAGTAAGTATGCCGGCAATTATATTGACCAAACATACGAGGCAAGCTATTCTGAATATCGTCAAACTCTGCCTTCTTGAATTGCTTCCCCTGATATGGCAGGTGATCCGGTGCGCAATAGTTGTGCGCGTCAATTTCAACGCCATCTGCGCCAAATTGTTCCCCCGTTTGGCGGGCAACCTCATGGGCAATATCCTTCACGCCATCGAGCACGTTTTGCCGCATTGCAGAATCCAACCGCCGCGAGTAACCGCTGGCATAATCGAGCGTCCTGATCCCGCTGTCAGCCGTCTCCCTTAGCGAGTGCCTGAATGCGCTGCTGTAACTCTTTTGCCCTGTTGCCACCTCACTAATCGCGCGGTCAACAAGGTCATGATAATGAGTTTTGAACCCCTGATATGTGACGTTACCATTGAGGTCCATTACCCTGAAGCCGATTGAGCTCGTATTACTGAGGTTTGTAAATGTGTTTTTCGTGTTGGTTGCGGTCGCAGTCACAAAATTGACAATCGCGCGCTGGTACTCAATTGGCAATTGCTTCATGCCTTTGGCAAGAAAATACTTGTTCGTGCTCTCATATGCCATTTTTGCCGCTTGGGTATATATTTCTTCAGCTGTGGCGCTTGATCTACCCAGCTCCCTCAGTATCTCAAGATATAATTCGTCTGCTTCTCTATCCGCCTCCCCAAGCAATAAAAAGCGGTCAAATCCGCCTTCTTGCGCCAGTGCGACCCTTCTACCGAGCGCCTGCAGAATCCTTGAATTTAGTTGCATAAGCTCCTTACTGGACGCTTCTGCAAGTTCACCGAGGCGATAAAGAGAGAACATTATTGCTCAATATCCTCTTCCGGTGGCGTGCTCAGTAAGTTGGTAATTGCCGGCGATTCCGCCTTAATTCCTTCAATGGCTATTGCCGCTTCTTCCTGGCTTTCTCCCATAAATCTTTCACGGTATTCCTGTTTGGACCGCAGTCCCTGGGCAACTTCCTCTTGCCAAACTTTGCGCTCAGTATATTCGTCGGCAATGTAGGAATCATCCGCGACCACGCGGACATCGTTTTCGTACTTCACTCCTGGCACCTTCAGCACATACTCACCGATCCACAGAATTGCTTCCATGATCTGTTTCAACGCGGATCCAACTCCGATCATTTCTTTCGCAATATTGCGTACCAACCCCTGCTTGGAGCCGGTATACTCAGTAGCGGTCTTGACCATGCCGTCTTCATCGAGTTTGTAGAAGCCCTTACCGAGACCGATCTTGAAACTGAAAATGTCGAGCATTCGTTGAACGCCGTCCGCGTTTTCTTCTACGCGTAATTGTGGGTTGTATTCTTCAAGCAGAGATTTTTCTGACTTGAGCCGATCTCCTACGTTGATAAACAGCGAATCGCCCATCATCTGCGGGGCAAGAAACCTTCCATCTCCATCAACCGCGAACAAACTCGAGTTCATGAACACCATTTTGCGCCCAAGAATGAAGTCAACAATGAAGTTATCAAACGCCGTATCCAACCCCTTGATCACATCTTCGTTGCCGTCCAGAATACCCACCCCAAATGGACCGGCGGGATCATAGCGGTTATAGCCTGATTTCCTGATTACTGAGAACCACGGAATGGAGCTGCCAGTGCGCAATACCACCGGCGCGCCAATTATTTTTCCGTCCTCGTCAATGGTAAGGTAAGTTATCGTGTAAAGCCCATCTTTGAGCATGTGCATACTGACTGCCTGCTGTTTCTTATCGTCAACGGTCTTCTCTGATACAAAAGCCACTTCCTTGATGATTCCATTGCGGTGACTGATAGGAATGATTTGATCACCTGACAGAAAGTTGATCCCGATATCTTTACCACTCAGTAGTTGGCCGCTTTCAGCAACTACCGTGCCGCCCTCAACGTATGCCTCAAATGCTGCGGTGCCAGACCATCGTGAGATCATGATCAACTCGTTCGCATTGCGCCGGAAGTCGTTATCTCCCAGCACGCCGCCATTGCCATCATCACCCTGGAGCCACACTTCCGAAGTTGTGTTATCAAGCTCGAATCGCGTCAGCTCATTCAGCAATAATGACGCCCAATCCTCGCAGGCGCGCTTGAACATATCCGTTCGATGACGTTTTATTTTCGCCGTCCGGTTATTTACCAGGTCAACGCTCATGGTGTATTCGTAGAATCCGTCAATATCGCCTGTGAGCCAATCCCGCCAGGTGTTGATTTTTTCATACATCGGTGAAAGCGTGATATCCCGACCATAATCCTTTTTAATGATATCGATTACTTTTTTCTGATCCATAATTACCTTACTCCAATCTCATCGATGAACGCTTCCCAGGAATACTCCCAGGCATCCGCTACATCCGCTACATCCGGGTCATTATCTAATCGGGTGTCTTCCTGTTTTGTTGGATCCCATGCCTGGTTACAGAGCGAATACTTCAACAGCTTACAATCTTCCAGTATTTGAAGCTGATCACGGTTCAATAGTTTCTCTTGCGCATAAATCCGCGTTTTTATTTCTTCTTTTCTTGCCATAACAGCCTGAATCGGCAAATTGTTCTTTTTCAAAGCGTTGGAAATTCCATTGACGATCGTCTCAGGGTGATCGCAAAACGCATACGTATGCCGCGCATCTGGGTATTTCTTCATCACACTGATTACAAAGTCAACAAACTCTGCTTCAATTTGACTTGGATCCACGCCCTTGCTCTTCAGTTTATGCTCAGTAAGAGCAACGACACCGCGCCCACCCCGCCGGATCCCGGTCGCAACAAACACAGTGTGACTGTGGTTTTCCCCAAAATCCACCCCATAGGTAATGAATTGCAGATCATCAGGAGAGGTTTTTACAATCCACTTGCCAGGATTGTCAGCAAATTGTCGGAAGATAAGCCCCTCTGCAATTACCCGCATTCCCAGAATGTCACGCCGATACCATACAGAATTTTGGTTATACTGCGCCTTGATCTCTTCCCGGCGCGCCAAACTGATACTAAGATTGTCTTCCAGGGTGAAGTGTTGATATTGGTAGCCTGGTAACTTCTGCTCTCGGTATAAGTCGATGTAATCCGCATAGATCGAGTGGTTGGGGTTGCACGGGTTCAGGTCCCACAAGGTCATTGGATCTAATGCTGCTGCCTGTCTACCCATGGCCACTTTGATAAAACTCATCCGACTATCCGTACTGTCATAATGTTCGTTGATTTCTGTGGCAATCCAAATCCCATAGGAGTTACCCAGGATCCGCTTGTAACTGTCCGCTTTTCCACCGCCGGCAAAGATTACAATCTTTTCACCAGTTTGCGTCTGAATGTACAACGCTTCGTTATCACGAAACTTACCCCATCGGCAGCGACCACGAAACAACGCTTCTAATCCGAATCCATTACAGACACCGATATTGAGTTTCGCGTTTGCTAATGTGGATCCGCTTGCCAGGTGGATCTTATCCCTGCAGA